TTTTAGACTCCGAGAGGGGCGGCTTTTGCCGCCCCTCTCTTTGCCTTTTCGCCCTCCTGGTGAAGTTACTCTCCCGGCTCTCCGTCCGGGTCTCCTGCGGGCTCCTGGGCGGCTTCACTGGCCGCTGCGGGCTCGACGTACTCCGTCCACCCGTAGACCCCAGGCTCCCACACGTTGCCGTCAGAGTCGGACGTCCACTTCTTGCCGTTGTGCGATACCTTCGCGCCCTTGCTGTATGCGTCATGCGCTCCGAGGGGCTGTAT